CTACTATTTCATGGCAGACAAGTTTGGTTGGACACCTGAACAGGTAGATAACCTTCCTGCTGGAACGGTGGATTGGTTGTTAGCAATAGCAACAGTTGTTGAACAGGTGAAGGCTGAAAGGTTAAAAGATTAATGGCTGGTGGCGCTTTTGTATTTAAGAATCTTGATGAAGTCCTAAAAGATTTTAAAGTCACGGGTCAAGCAATTGAGCAGGGCGTTCAAATTGGAATCATGCGGGCTGGTCTAGCCGTAGAACGCCAGGCTAAATTAAATTTCCAAGGCACAAGATCTTATGAGAAAAGAGTAAGTAAAAAGACTGGCAATGCCTGGTTAAGAATTACACCACCCCGCCATGTTGGTGGCAGTGGACCAAATACCGTCACTGGTAATTTAAAAAGATCTATACATACAACTACCCGTACAGGATTTGGTACTTATATTGCAGAGATCAGCGCATCTATGGTTTATGCCCGCGCTGTTGAGCAGGGCTTACGGCAGAATCCAAGTGTAAAATATCCATACTTAGAACCTGCCGCTCTAATGTTAATTAGAAACGGTACAGTTCAGCGTGTATTTGTAACTGCTATTAAAGAGAAATTGAGGGGATAGAGTGGCAACAATTGATCCCCTAGTAATTAAATTACAGGCTGATGTTAATGATTTAAAGGCGGGTCTAGCCCAAGCCACATCTGCAATTAAAGGCGTAGATGACAGTGTAAAACAAGCATCTACTGGAATGACAAGTTTTATAGCCAAGATTAAACAAGTAGGCGCAACCATGGGTGTTGCATTTGCTGGAACAGCAATAGTTAAATTTGGTAAAGACACCATATTAGCGGCAAGCAATATGAATGAATCTTTATCTAAGATGAATGTGGTCTTTGGTGAGAACGCAAGCGCAGTTGAGAAATGGGCAAATACATCTGCTGAGGCTATGGGTTTATCAAAACAAAAAACTATTGAGGCGGCTGGTACATACGGAAACTTATTTCAAGCGTTTGGTATTGGTCAAGATAGTGCTACCAAGATGTCCACTAGCCTTGTGCAATTGGCATCTGACATGGCCTCTTTCAACAACACATCTGTTGATGATGCGTTACTAGCATTACGCTCAGGTTTATCAGGTGAAACAGAACCGTTAAAGAGATTTGGTATTGCTTTATCTGAGGTTAGATTAAAAGAAGAAGCGCTAAGTATGGGTCTGATCAAGACTACAAGCGGTGTATTACCTCCTGCAATTAAGGCACAAGCGGCTTTCTCATTGGCTATGAAAGACTCAGCGTTAGCACAAGGTGATTTTGCAAGAACTGCTGATGGCACTGCAAACACTATGAAGATATTGCAAGCCAAAATGGAGAACGCTAAAGCCGCCCTAGGTGCTGGTTTACTACCTGTGTTCCAAGGATTATTATTAGTTTTAAAACCTATTATTAGTGGCTTAGAAAAGTTTGGTAATTTTCTTGCTAAAAATAAAGATGATGTCAAGGTATTTGTTATTGCCATAGCCACTTTTACCGCCGCTTGGGGTGCGTACACCATTGCTGTTAATGCGGCCAAGATTGCGCAAGCGGCATTTAATGCTGTGCTAAAAGTTAATCCTATGGTTGCTATTGCTACCGCTATTGGTTTGGTAGCCGTAGGTTTAGTTAGATTATTCAAATCAAATGAAGCGTTTAGAAATGCCGTGATTGCTACTGGCAAAGCAGGCTTGATGGCGTTTGCATCTATTGTGCCTATGATCGGTAAAGTATTTGAAGGCATCATGAAAGTAGCAACAGGTCCATTGCGTGCCTTGTTGTCTGCCCTTTCACATCTTCCTGGCGTTGGTAAATATGCCAAGGCTGGCCTAGATGTTATGAACAAAGGACTAAACGGCATATCTGATTTTGCTGACGGAGCGGCTAGAAAGGCTAAAGAACTTGCCTCTAATCTAGATAAATTAGGTAAAGAGGCTGACAAATCCGCCAAAAAAGTTGATACAGCAGTTAAGGGTACAACTACTGGCGGCGATAAAACAGGCGGTATCAGCGCGGCAGATAAGAAAAAAATTGATGGGTATATGAAAGATGTAAAAGAAATTTATGCTCAAATGAATGAAGTTACTGCTGAAGCCAGTGAGAAAAAGGCTAAAGAATTAACAGATTATCAAGATAAACAATTTGAATTACACAAGCGTTATGATGAACAAGTATTAGACATTACTAAGTCATACAATAAAAAAATTGTTGAAATAGAAAAAACCAAGCAAGAAAAAATTACTGATTTACAAAAAGTAGCCGCAGAAAAAAGAACAGATCTAGTTAAATCTGCCGCAGAAAAAGAACGCTCAATCCTGCAACAATCTATTGACAGATTGCGTTCAGCATTTGCATCTAAGACATCTTTTAATTTAACTGAGGCTTTTGGCACAGGATCTACTGCTACTGGATTGATCTCTAAACTTAAAGAAAGTTTGACAGGCGCTAAAAAATTACAAGAAAACGCCGCAGATCTTGCAGGTAAAGGTTATAGCCAAGTATTTATTGAGGAAGTAGTAAAGAACGGTCCTGAGATTGGTAACAAGATTGCTGATGCTCTTAAAGCCGCAGGCCCTGAAGCAACTAAAGAATTACAAGATCTTTGGAGCGCAGTAGATACAACATCAAGAACAGGATTAGATGCATTAGCGGCAACTATGAACGCTGGCGGTAAGTTGGCTACTGATGAATTGCGCACTGCCTATTCTCAGGTTGCCATAGATCTTAAAAATTCATTAGCAGAAGTTGATGCTGAATTAATGGAAAGTTTGGCTGAGGCTAATAAGGCTTATTCAGAGGCTATGACTGAGGCTAAAATAGTAAGAGATGAAGCACTTGCTGAGGCACAAAAAGATTTAACAGATGCTTTAGTCAAGGCTCAAAAAGAATATGAAAAGGCTATTGATGAAATTAACAAAGCCACACAAAAGAAATTAGATGAATTGCAGGCTAAGTTAAGAGAAACTATGGCATTAATTGCGGCAATTAGCGCGGCACAAGCGGCGGCGGCGGCAATGGCTATGACCTCTGCTCCTGTTACAACAGGTACTATTACAAGCGGTGGACTTGGCACTACCGTTTCTAATCCATCAAGCACCATTACTGTTAATAACCAATTTAATTCAAGTGCCGCACCAAATCCTAATGCTGTAAGTCAGGCGGCTGTAAGCGGTATTAAATATGGAGCGGCAATTGTGCCTACATCTAACTTTACCTATGGTGCTGGCAATCCTAAGTCACCTGTTTTTGTAGCGCCTAAACCTACATCTACATTCTCTTATGGTTCAGGTAATCCTTTGTACGGATTGAAGGCTAAATAATGACAGTCTTAACCCAGGTATATTCTTTCTCATTTAACGGGCTAACTTTTGGAGGCTCTAATTCTCCATATCAAATTTTAAGCGTTGAAGGATTAGAGAGCCTGCCTGGTATTCGCAATCAAGATGACAACCGTGGTTATGCAGACGGTATGTTTACAGGTAGAGATTTCTTGGCTGGCCGTAATGTAACTATATTGTTTAACACATTTGGATTAGGTAATGATTCTGCTCAAACAAACTTAAACAGTATTCAATCAAAGTTATTACCCCAACAACAAGGCACTACACCTTTATATTTCAAATTGCCCGCACAAGTAGTACAGGAACAATTTATTAATGCCCGTGTGCGTCAATTTAATACAAGTATTGATCCTAATTACACTTATGGATACATTACAAGCCAAGTTCAATTCTTTTGTCCTGATCCAAACTATTACAACAATAACTTGCAGACAGCCACACTTGCCTATCTGCCTCCTACTGGCCGTACCTATAACCGTGTTTACAACCTTGTTTATGATCCATCTACTGCGGTTATTACCACCACTGTAAACAATTTAGGTTGGGCTACCACCTATCCAACTATTACTTTGGTTGGTCCTATTATTGATCCGATATTAGGAAATTTAACAACTGGCGATTCGTTGGAATTTAATTGCTCTTTGACTGGTGCGGACACTCTTGTAGTTGATCTTTACAATAAACTAATCACATTGAATGGTAATCCCGCCCGTAATTTATTGGCATCAGGAACTTGGTTTGCCGCACCCCCAGGTAACTCCATATTTACTTTGACTGGTAATGCTGGAAGCACCGTGATTAACCAAACTCAGGCTACTATTACCTGGTATTCCGCTTACATTTAGGAGAGAAATGACATTACATACCCCACCAAGTTGGTTGCAAAACGGATCTCACCCTGCGGAAAATGATCGTTTAACAACACAGGCATTGTGGGCAACTACTGGAATTATTAACACTTCTTCATTAGCGGTTAGTGCAAATTCTCCAGTAAACATGTCTGTAAATGTGGCTAGTGGTTGGGCCGCTATTGTTGGTACTACTCAGCCAAACATGGGTACTTATGTTGCTTACAATGACGCAACCGTAAATTTACCAATTACTACCGCTAACCCTACACACCCACGCATTGATCTTGTGTGTATGACCGTAAATGATTCTTATTATTCAGGTGCT